GTCGTACGGCAGCGCGCGCACCCATTCATAGCGCCAGTGCATCAGGCGGGCGATGCCGAGATCGGCTCTGACGGTTGCGCGGTAGTAGGGTTTGCGAGCCGCCGTTTCGCGCGCTCGGTCTCGTGATGTTCGATCGCCGCGTTGATGTCGGCGAACGTCTCGGCGTCGAGCCGCTGCAGCAGCCGCTCGCGCGCCGTGATCGCGTCGTCGTCATCGCCGCGTGGTACCTCGACGATGCCGTGCTCGTCTTCGAGATTCCAGCCGAGCAGATACTGCGCGGCGCGCGTGAAGCCGACCTTCCGGTAGTCGACGCGCGCCGCAGGTGCGGCGCCGTCGTCGGTGAGACGCCCGCTGTCGGCGACGAACATGCGGCTCTGAAATTCTCGAGTTTCGCCTGCGCTCAGTTCGGGCTTGATGTCGATCCAGGCGCCGTCGGCCTGCGCCGATTCGACACTCGCCTGCGATGCTTCGAGCTCGTCGAGCGTCGGTTCCGGGTGCTTCCGGTCGACGAGCGATTGATGCGCTCGGATGCGCACGTCGACGAGCGGCAGACGTACCGGCTGCGCCGATGTGATGAAACGATTTCTCATAACGATCTACTTTCTGCGGCTCGGTGCGAACACCAGATCCGCGTTGATGGTCTGCGCGTGCAGGTCGAAGCGCCCGATCTCCCAGACCCAGACGCCTTTCTGCTGCCGCTTGTTTTCGAACGGCACGACGAGATAGAGCGGGCGCTGCCGCAAGTTGAAGGCGTCGACCTTCGCGACGACGCACCGCAGCGACCAGAGATTCGGCGAGCCCTTGCGATGCGTGACGACGAAGCCGTGCACGGCAGCGGCGTCGTACCCCTGCGTCGCTGCCGGGTCGCCGCCGTAGCGCCCCCAGACGATGCGCGCGTTGACGCCCGTGATGTCGAGCGGCGGGCGCGTCTTCGCCCATTCGCGCGCGCCCGCGAATCGATCGCGCGTCGGATCGATCGCGGGCGCGGCGGCAGTCGGCGCTGACGCGCCCGGGCCCGTTTTTAGTTCCGGCTCCAATTGCCCGACGCCTTAAATGCCGACGCGAGCGTGACGGCGCCCGCGACCTGCACATCGACCTTCATGTCGAGATAGGCCGGGCCCGTCCAGAAGCGCATCATGTTGTTCGAATCCGCGTAGAGCTCCATCAGCACGGGGTCGACGCCTTCGGCGGCTTCGAGCCAGGGCAGCGATACGCCCGCGACGGGGCTGCCCGCGTCGAGATCGTAGAAGCCCTTCACGTTGCCGCTGATGTCAGGCAAGTCGGGCACGCTGACTTTGTTCGTGTCGAGAAAGCTCGTGACGTCGATGTAGTTGCGCCCTTGCGACAGATCCCAGCCGTTGATGCTGCCGAGCGACGCGAGCGGGCTGCCCGCGCCGAGTTTGACGAGACCGTAGCGCCCAGAAATTCTCATGGTCGTTTCCCCTTATGTGCAGCTCATCTGCACGCGATAGACCCCGCCGACGGAAAACCAGCGCACCGAATCGTCGGTCTCATCGACGTCGGGCTCGGGCTCCAGCGGCTCTTCGAAAAAGCACCCCATCGGTTCATAGCCGGGCGCGAGCAGTCGCGCGCCGTCGAGAATCGTTTCGATGCGCGCGGCGGCATCCTGCGCCGTCGCGAGATCGGCGTCAGTCGTCTTTCGTACGACCGCCCGAATTGCGTAGTACTTGTCTTCGTACGACCGGCGCCCGAATTCCGGCACGGCGACCCCGTGCGCGAAGAGCACGATGACGAAGCGCTCGGCGTGCGGCGGCGCGGCGCCGTAGTAGACGCCATCGGGCGCGAGCGCCGCGAGCGCCGCGTCGCCATCGAGCACCGCGACGATCGCGTTCGTGATTGCCGACGTCGCCACGTCTCAGCTCCCATCGCCCGATACCGTGAAGCCCTTCCGCCGCACGAGATCGGCGAGCTCGCCCCACATCGCGCGACGCGCGGCGATCGCTGCCGGGATGAAGAGATCGGCGGCGGGCATCCTGCCGCGATTCCAGCCCTTCTTCGTGCGGCGCGTATCTGAGCCCTGCTCGAATGGCGCCGCGTGCCGCGATGCCGCCGTCACGACCGCATAGGCGCCGCCGTAGCTGATGTCGCGGGCGGCGGTGTAGACCGTCGTCGCCAGATTGCCGCTGCGTCGGTGCGCGAGATATTTGCGGCGCATCGTCGTCGCGAAGCCGTTCGCGGTCGCGATGACGATCTGCTTCCCCTCACCCTTGAGATCGGCGGGCAGCTTCTGCAGCTCGGCGCGCAGCTCGGCGAGCCCGGTGATGGTCAGCGTCGCGCTCACGAAATCACTTCCTGACAGCGACACACGAGCTCGACGTGCCGGTCGTCGCGATCGTCGACGTCGACGATGTTGAAGACCCGAGACTCGCGCACGAGCCGCGCGCGAATCGAGACGTCGGTGCGATACGGGCCCGTGATGGTATGCGTCGACTGCCCGATCGACGTCGCCGCCTGCTTCCGCTCGCCGCCGCCTGCCGACTGAATCGCGACCGCCCAGAGCGCGCCGCTCGGCTGCCAGTTGTCGACGTAGTCGCCGGTCGCGCGCGTGCGCGGCGGGCGCGGCGCCTGCAGCTCGACGCGCACGAACGCGCGCCGCACGCCGGTCGGGATGCGGGCAGCCATCAGGCGGCACCCTGCGTGCGTACGCCGATGACGTCGAGCATCGTTACGAGCCGCGACGCGTACGTGTCGCCCGCGAGCGCGACGCGGCAGAGCGTCGCGCGCTGCGCGCGGGCGACGGGGTCGGCCAGATAGAAGTCGACGAGCTCGACGAGCTGCTCGGGCGAGCAGAACGTCGGAAGCTGCGGCGCGGCGGTGTCGAGCGCCGGGCGCCAATCAGAAAGCACGAGCGCGCCGCACGCCGTCGCTTCATAGATGCGCGGGTTTAGCGCGGTCGCGCGCCGCTGCTCGCGGTTGTACTGATGCCGATCGCGGAAGACGTTCACGACGATCTGCGTCTGCCGATAGAGCGCCGCGACATCAGGCGGGCGCACGCTGCGCTGCCGTCGGCGGTAGAGCGGGCCCGGCGCGACGACATCGGCGACGAGTAGGTCGAGCCGATCGCCGAGCGCCGCGAGATACGTCGCGCGGGCGCCCTGCACCTGCCCGACGAAGCCGACGCGATACGGGCGCGGCGCGTCGCCGGGATAATGCGTGCTCGGGTCGTAGCAGGTCGGGCAGATCGCCGCGTGGTGATGCCGGTCGAGCGTGACCGGATCGTTTACGAAGACGTGCGTATAGAGCCCCGACCAGCTCGCGGTCTCGTCGGTCTCATACGGCTCGTCGAGCAGCCAGACGGCGCTCGGGTAGCGCGCGAGCAGCCCGCGCCAGCGGGTCGCCGCCAGCCGCCCGTGCACGACGAGCAGCAGGTCGGGGTCGAAGGCGTCGACCTGCGTGCCGAGCGTCGTGTCGAGCACGTCGGCGTGCGCGTAGTCGATGCCGAGCTGCTGCGCCGCGTGCACGAGCCCCTGCGCGAAGACCTCGCCTGCGGCGGGCGCCCGGTAGTCGACGCCGAAGATTCTCATCGCGACACCGTCACGCCGAGCACGTCGGCGAGCGACGCGCGCGGAAACGCGGTCAGCGTCGTCTCGCGGCTGCAGTTGAGCACGCTGACGCCGAGCGCCGCGAGCGGCGCGACGAGCATCTCGAAGGCGAGCCGCGCCGCGAGAAAATTCGGCACCGTCTTGTTTGGGTGTTCGCCAAAAAAGTGCCGCCCCTGCAGGTCGTAGCCGAGCAGCAGCACGCGCGCGGCGCCGAGATGTACCGCCAGATTGATGGCCTGATACCCCGACGTGCCCGACGTGCCGCCCGTGCGCAGACCGTCGGGCGCGAGCTCCAGCCCGTCGCGGCCCGTGTTGCGCACGACCTGCAGCCCGGGCCACGCGATGCGCTGCGGCTCGATGCCGATGCGCTGCCCGCGAAATGACGGCGCGCCTTTGTGCCATCGCCACCAGTGCTCGTCGGCGGCGTAGAGCACGTCGGCTTCCGGCGCGATCGTATGGGCATCGTTGATCGCGATGATGCGCACGTCGGCGTCGACGAGCTGCGCAACATCAGCGCGGCAGAGACTCGGGCCCGACCCCAGGCAGGCGATCGTCTGCCCGGCGTAGACGCGCGCGACGGCGGTCGGCGTGATCATGCGAGCACCGGGTCGCGATACCGCACGAGCAGATTGCGCACGGGCGCCGGAAGAAAGCCGGGCTCACGCTGTCGATCCATGTCAGCGTCGTCGCCCCGGAAGCGGTCATAGTCGGCGGCGCATTCGAGTACCGCGAGCTTCACGACGGGCGGCGCCGTCGTCGGGGTCCAGCCTTCGATGGTTGCCGTCCAGACGTCGTCGGGCTCGGCGCGATCGCCGATGTACTCGCAGACGAATTGCGTCGCCGCGTCGAGCTTCTGCTGCAGATCGGTGTCGACCGCCGACGGCGAGCCATCCGGCGCGGCGGGCACGCGCAGATGCGCCTGCAGCTCGGCGAGCGTCGCGATCGTCGGGATGGTCATTCGTCGCCGCCGTTCTTGCCGTCTTTGCCGGGCTTGCCGTCACGCCCGCGCTTCACCGCGAGCCGCCAATCGCTCGACGTGCCGGGCACGGCGCGCGTCGTTTTCTGCGCGATCCAATAGCCGCCTTGATGCGTGACGCCGACGCCCTTCGGATACGCGCGGCCCGCCGACCAGACGCCGAAATCGACCGTGACCGGCAGCGGCAGATCCTTCGTGCGCACGGCATTCGCGAGCCGCAGCAGCACGCCCTTCTCGTCGTCGATGACGATCTCGGCGTCGTCGATGCCGAGCCCGTCGACGCCCGGCTTCCCCTCGGCGCCCGGTTGCCCTGGCTCACCGCGCTCGCCGCGCTCACCGACGCCGTCGGCGCCGGGCGTGCCCGGCGCACCCTGCTCGCCCGGCGCCCCCTGCTCACCGCGCTCGCCGGGCTTGCCGTCGGTGCCGTCACGCCCGGGCGCCCCTGCGGGCCCGGGCACGGGCGCACGGGCGGCGAGCGTGCCGAGCTCGCCCGCGAGCTGCGTCGTCGTCTGCCTCAGCTCGACGAGCGCGGCGGGCACGTCGACGAGCGCGTCGAGCTCGGGCAGCCGTTTCTGCAGCGCGCCGATCTCGCCGGGCAGTGCCGTCGTCGCCGATTCGAGCGCCCCGACGCGCGCCGCGAGCGAGCTGTAGGGCAGGTCGACGAGCTCAGCCGCGAGCGCCTTCGCGTGCGCGGCGTGCTGCTCCGTCCAGACCGGGCGCGCTTCGAGCGCGGCGACCTTCGCGGCGAGCGGCGCGATCGCGGCTTGCACCGCGAGCGCGATCGTCGTCGCGATCGCATCGACGGCGTCGACAGGCAGCGGCGGCGTCAGAGGTTCTGCTGGCATAGGTCGAGACGCTTGAGCACCTGCGGCAGCAGCGTGCCGACATCGAGTGATTTGAGCGCGTTCGGCGGCGCGGGCTCCGCGTCAGGGATGACGACGGGCGGCGCGGGCGGCGTCGCGGTCGCCGTCGGCGGCGCGTCGGTGCCGAGCTGCGACAGCGGCCAGTTCTGCCGCTGCAGATACGGCTGCTCGCCGCCCGGCACGGGCCCGAGATCGTAAAACCGGAAGCGCGCTTCGTTCGGGCTCATGCCTGCGGTGATGGCCTTCACGCCCGCGTCGATACGGCTCATCGCATCCATGAGCTGCAGGTCGTCGAGATCGAATTCGACGGCGAGCATCTTGCCGGGCACGACGTCGAGCCCGAGCCCCGTCGTCAATTTGCGCTGCAGCTTCACGATGTGCTGCTGCAAACAGTCGGTGTAGTACTGCTGCTGC